CTTTTTGAAAAACATTTAGTTGAGTAACAACAAAAAAAGTGCCGCCTCTAAAAATGTATTTAATAGGAATACCAATATCAAAAGTTGTCTCACCATTAAAGGCATACACAGAATGTCTATCTGTGTAGTAAACAAACGAACCGTCAGCGGATAAAATTGAATCCCCGGTAGAAAATGTTCTAATTCCTGGAAAAACTTTCTTAAGAACCCAACTGGAGGGAGGACCGTACACTTGTAAAGTATAAACTCCGTCCTGACAAAACAGATACATAGTGTTATTCATAATATGAATATTATGAATAATAGGAGTACTGTAAGAAGGAATGTCGGTAAAGTTTACAGCAGTGTTCCAAGTCTCAGGATAACCGCCGACAGTAATTTCATCAGTCCAGTGCAGTCTATTTCTAAACCAACCAAATAACCTGGACTTAAAGAAAATAAGACCTTTAGTGTTAGCTGGACTTGTAGCTAACAAAGTTTCTACTGGGGCTGCCGCACCGTTGAAATTCCAACCGGAAACTCTTTTAATTCCGGAAGATGACCCTCCGTATAATCTATCTCTATACATACACCAACTGTTGGGTTCATAAGTACCTACAATATTGATTGCCGAACTTTTATTTGTTTGAGTAGAATCATAGGAATACATAATTTCATATGCAGTATCAAATACTACAGGATCAATTCCTTGATAACCTGCTAAAACGGTTAATCTTCTTTGCAAGTTTAAAGCAATACCGTCTGCATATACAGGATCAGAGTCACTAGATTTTAATTCTTCTGTGTTAACTGTAGTAGTAGTTACATGTTGAAACCTACCTCTAGGTGACACGGTTCCATCGTCATTAACAACTAAGTTATAAAACTCAGAGCAAAAACCGTCAGGCATGTTTTCAGGAGTGTCTGTTATCCAAAGACCTCTATTAATTGGAAGTTCTAAAGTTTCTTCTCCGTAATTCATTACCAGTCTCCGTAAGCACCTAAGTGGATATCTTCATCTCTAACTATTACATAAGTATCATCAGGAACATTAGTATCTTCTAGTCTTGAAGATAAAGTTGCTTGTAATTCATTACTTAATACTTCTACAGCTTTCCAGTTCTCATTACGTTCATGCGCTCGGATAAGAACAGCTGTAACTAAATCTTCGTGAAAAGATACAGGTAAAGATAATGGATCAGTAGTTAAAGCAATAGTAGTTGGAATCTGACTGTACTGTAATTTAACATTAGTTGTATCAGTACCCAAGGGATCAGGGTATAAGTTAATCTGTTCCCCGATGTTATAATACATAAGAGGAGTAGATTGAGTAGTAATATCTACTCCCATACTATCTAATTCATCTAGATCTACATAGTATAAAGGAGTAATTCTTTCAATCTTTAAACAATCTACAGGCTTAGGAATTGGATAAGTACTAGCGGCAGCATTTACGCTAGTAGATAAACATTTAGTCTCCTTAGCTAATTTAAATTGGCCTTCGTTAATCCAGTCAATTAAATCAGTCTGAGTAATGAAAATTTGGTTGCTATCACCAAACCTTCTCTGTACTTTTCTAATAAGTGTAGGTACGTCCAATTTTCTCTACCGGCTTATGCTCGTTGATCTTAACAAGATCACCTTCATGGTTATGAACTTTAAAATCAGATTTCTTGTGACGAATAGCATGTTTCATAATATCAGCTAATTCACCTTGACGATCTTTATAACGATCTGCCTTAAGTCTAGCTGTCATCTGAGAGATAGAATCGAACCTAGCAGAAGGATCAAACAAATGCTTATCCGCTAAAGTAATTCTCTCTAAAACTGTATTATCTAGTTGCCAGCACTCAAAGACTCTAGTGTAGGTTCCATCTGGTTTACGTTCACAGATAATAAAAGGAGCTTCATTAAACTCACTTTTAGAGGGATCAACACATAGAACCTCTAAATTAGGATCATATTCTTTGATTCGTTCTGCGATTAAGAGAGCGTCTTTCTCAACGATCTGCCCCCCTACGTTTACGAATTCCTCACCTGTATCTAAAACTGTCACTGTAACGCCACAATTAAAGTAGCAGTAGTACCTGTGGCTCTCACCCTACGGGCTTGAATTTTTAACAAAGTACCCGCAGCAATACCTGAAATTAATACGTTAGTATCTCCACTAACCGTATCAAGAGCAATAGCTCCAGCACCCCCTACCCATAAAGCCATACAGCCAATGGGAATATCAGCGCCATCGCTAGGTGTAACCGCTGTAACTTTCTTATAATTCATTTTTTCTAAGTTCATGACCTTCTCTTTTTTCTAGTTTTACCGGAATCGTTGTTTCCGCTTACAGGAACAATAACTGTAAAGTTTCTGTATATAGTTGTAATAGTATGTAAAACTGCCAGCACTGTCGCTGAAATTCTAACTATTGCAGTTCTATATGTTGTACTGTAAACATATATACTAGGTGTTACAGTAGCTCCAGCTTTTACAGTAAGGGCCCTATATGTAGTGCTATAGGTATGTAGGGCGGGAGCTACAGTAGCCCCAGCCTTGATGGTGGTTGTTCTATATACAGTTGTATAGGCGTATATAGAAGGATAAACAGTTACAGTGCCTGGAGGCGCTGCAACATACGCTAATAATAGACTCATTAATAACTAGCTACTTCTGCCCACTCTACTTCAACTACTAAGTTAGCAGTACCTGCTAAGCCGAATACAATAGATGGACCTCTAACGATAAAACCTTCGTTTGTAGCGAGAACTAAGGGATGAGCAGCCCCAGCAATATAATCAATTTCACCTACATAAAGACTTGATAATGGGGTGGTAACTGCTTGCTGAGTAGCCAATTGTAAAATAGGGTCAGCATCTAATACTCTAGTACCTACAGTTAAACCTGCTGCAAGAGAACCTTTACGAATGTCAGTAACCAAGGTAGTACCCATAGACGTTCTCTTTTTAAAAGAGTTAGTAGTAAGAGTTAATGCAGTACCTGCAGAATCTGAAATTGAGAAAGCCCTAGCTGTTACAACTTCAAAAGAGGGCATGATTGTTGCAGTAGCAGCGGCAGTTTGCATAACTGAGAGTCTAATTCTTTGAATTAGACATAAGTTAGTTGCGTTTGCCCATCTGAATGAAAATAACGTGCCGTTTGCAGCCTGAGAAACTACTAAAGCTACAGTAGTAGCGAGTCTATACTGTCCAAAAGCACCGTGTTCTACAGGACGAGCAGTAACTTTTTGTGCTCGGAAGGTAGTACCATCTACTTCGGCAACAACACCGTTGTTACCTTGAATTTGAACTGGCATTTAAATCATCTCTTTCATGTTAAACCCAAACCCAAGCGACTGTAAATAAACCATATAACCGAGTTCCTTTACCCCCACCATACCCACCTACTATAGTACCTGGTACAACCGTTTTTATTAAAATAGCAGTACCAGCAGGCTGAATATGATGTATTAGGGGAATAGAAATTACAGGTTCATTTAATTGATTATCATTGCGAGCGTAAATTGTAAAACCTGTACCAGCAACAATATTACCTGCGACAATTTTAATTCCTTCTACCCAATGTTCATCAGCTGTATGATCCGCAGTTGCAGTTGGAAAAATCCAAGCTTCAACAAATGAACCAGCCAAAATAGCAGCCTGACCTGTAATGTTAACTAAGGTATCAGAACTTCCAGGAAAAGCTCCAAAGTTTACAGTAGTAAATCCTGTAGCTCCCATGTTACAAGTTCCATTGCCATACGCCTAATGCGTCAAACTGAATTAGGAACTGGTTTGCGGTTACTGTAAAATCTGCACCAAAGTCTAATAGGAAATACACGTTGTTTCCTACTAAACCGTCTGCATACATTACCCCATAACGAGCAGTAAATGATACGTTTGTCCAAGTAGGATCAGCAGCATCATATACAATTTTTAAAGGTGCCGCTGACCCTACTAAAGTTTGTGCAGTAAGTAATTGTCCGCCAGCCGTATAGTTAGCTGACACAACTTGGTTTGCATTATAAGGGGCGGCTATAAAATCTGAATCTGTTAAAGTGTTGACTGCTAGAGCGTTTGTAAATAAAGCAATCTTATTAAGAGCAGAAGTCAACTCGAAGTTATTTTGAGAAGCGTCTAATGCATCAACTAATACAGGTACATATAAGCTACTCATTTTCAACCTCTAACACTCTAAAGGCCCAGGACGAGTTTTTATATACAGGATCATCTACTGAAATAGTAGAGACACCTGCACGATAAACTGTACCTTTTGCATAAATATCTACGATAGCAATAGCTTCATCAGACAGAATCGTGGGTTTTTTCCGTAAACGCATGTACGATCCTCGGGGTTACGACAGCAGATACACTACCGTCTTTATGATAAATCTGTTCTCCTAAGTCTTTACCCACTTTCTTAATAGAAATTTGGGAAAACTGTAGGGATAATAACTTCTCACGATAGGTTGTCATTATACCCTCGTAGTAAGAGCTTGTAACGGTACAGTTCCAGAAGCAACTATAGCGTAAAGAGAATCTCCGGGACCTAAATCCAGAACTAATGTAGAAGCTGTAGGCAACCTTAACCCTGTAGCAACTGTAACCGTAAGTCCACCAATATAAATATCTATACCTGAATCGTTACGAATTAGAACTGTACGTAAATCTCCTACAGAAGAACCCCCCAAAGTCACGATAGTTGGTGCCGCAGTAACTGTAACTATGTTAGCTGAAATTGCCATAAAATCCTAAACAATAGAGAAAAGGGGGAGAGTCTTATCGACTCTCCCCCTTTTCTATTTACTTATCTAAATTGGGCTGAAACACAGTTAACGACTGGTGCAGCTACACCATCGCCACCAATGCTCATTAACCCCAGATAAACGCCGTTAATTTTTGCTAATTCTGCAAGATCAACCCAACCAGTGTCCATATGAAGCTGCCCTGTAAACAGAGAAACCGAAACTGAAACTGACTGACCTAATTGCAAATAACTAGCTACAACCTGAGTTGCAGTTGCAGCATATCGCAACTGAAGTCTAGGAGTACCAGCAGAAGCAGAAACAGTTTTAAGTAGGCCGGTTAATCTAACCTGACGCATACCGGCTAAATCTGCACGCCAAATGTAACTGTTGTCTGCAAGTACAAAACCATCAGCTGCTGCCTGAGCAGTTAAAGTTAAAGGAGAAGTAACTAAATTGAAAGTTAACTCCGGAACTTCACCCGCTAAGAACTGCTGACTACCGTTTGCTGAGCGAATACTCATTGTTACTCCTCAAACTTAAGTGAAGGAGTTTCCTCTTCCTCTTCAAAAACTAGAGAATCAAAAGAAACCTCTTCCGGAAGGGGAGTAGGATCACTTGGAATAGCTAAATCCATAACGAAACCGTTCTTATCACGAGGGATAACGTTGCCGTTATCGTCATAAATAAGAGGATTACCGTATTGATCGTTTCCTAATGCCGGAATGGCTACCGTTACAGGCTTCTTCTCAGTAGGAGAAACAGTACCATTACCATAACGAAAAATACCGTTAGCCAGAATTTCAAAACGGTTATGATCTTCGCCTTCAACCTTACTTGAAAAGACAATTGAATCTTGACTAATTGCTGAAATGGTATCCATTGAATTAACCCTCCGTAATTGCGGTCATCTTAGCATGAGCATTACGCTTATGCGTAACAATCTGCCAATACTGCTTCATTAAGCCTTCCCATGCATCGAAATCATGGACGTACTTAAGTACGCTACCATCATTCTGAGCCCAGTACCACGGCTTAGTACGATAAAGCTTGATTTCTTTCTCAGTAAGAAAGACCATCGTGCTAACGGGTGCATCAATATCTTCAACAACGGGAATCTCTTTACCATAGTTGAATGCCAACCCAACAAGACCGCCGGAGAATTCCTTAGGCTCGTTGTAACGACGAAGTGAAGTCATTAAGTTGAAATATGCACGACGAACACCGAGCGAGCAGAAAATAGCCGAAGGCTTAGATCCGCCCTTTGCACGAATACTGTCACAGTTACGAATCATTGCAGATTCAGTAAGAGTAGTAGTAGCCGTGTCAACAGATGCACGCCAGTATTCGTTACCAGCAGTAGCGGAGTTAATGTTATGCAAAGTACCAGTTGAATCAATGATACCAAGAATACCAAAAGGCTCCTTGTTGAAGTTACCAGTACGAACAATGTTGTCACCAATAGAGTTAGAGACAGCAACGTTAACCGTAAAGGTAGCTGCGTTGTAATCTGCAGATGCAACAACTAGGCCCGTAGACGAAGCGTTAGGGGTACCTGCGTTGTTAGTAATATCAATAACCATACCAACTTCAATTAATGAAGTAGTAGGAGCAGTAATAGTAGTAGAAGCAGTACCCGTAGCAGTAACTCTAGCAATAATACCTGTAGCACCAACGACGTTTGACTGGAAGTGACCCCACGCAATACGGTTAGTATCTCTACCTAAATCCTCTTTAAGTCCAGACATTTCCTCTTCCATTGCGGGAGCGAAAGCCTTAGGATTACTATCTGCAAGTTCAATTAACTGACCAGTTAAACGAACACGACCATAACCGTACTTAAGAGTTTCCTGAGTTGCAGCAAAACCTTGACGGCCAGCAGCAGCTAACTGAATGTTTTCATCACGGTACGAAATACCGTGGTTACGACGGTTACGAACCGGAAAGGTAACGTACTTACCGCCAGCGTTTTCAAAAACTCCATCACTGGAGCTTTCGATTCGCTTCATTAACACTCTTTCCTCTTGAAGCTGATCGTTAATATCACCTTCGTATACTTCTTTTAAGATACCGTTAACGGTAGCAAGTGTAGCAGTCATCGCTAAATAAGTCCTTTATTGGTTGGATGCAGCCAACATAGCTGCAATGTATTCTTTACGTTGTGAGGAATTAAATTTAGACGGGTCAACCTGGCCTCCGGGAGAAGAACCATTACCGGACATAATAGTCGGCGGGGTTCTTTTAGCGGTGCTGCTAACTCTATCGTTAATCATGGTATTCCATGATTTTACAGATTCGATGGGATCTACGCCTTTGCTGATTTGCAGCAGTACCCAGTCATCATCGAAGTCTCCGTGCTCATTATGCAGGGTTTTCATGTAATTGTCAAGCTCGTCCATTTGCTGCTTTTCTTGTGAAGCAGTCTGACTTTCCTGAAAATTACTAGACAAAGATTCAAAAGCAGTTCTCAGTTGTGCTAATTCAGCATCACGAGGATCTTCAAATTCTTGCTGTTCCTGGTCCGTTGACATTTCATCTTCTCCATCTTCTTCTTCGATATTTAATAATTGAGCGAGGTTTTCATAAAACAGTTGAGGATCTTCTTCGAGAATAGAAATAACTTCCATAGCTCTCTGAATTCTATCAATTTCGCCTAAATTCTTGTAAGGCTCATATTGAGAATGGATATCCTGGAACTTTTTAGTTACACCAGCATCCCAATCTTTAATGTACTTAGCTACAATATTACGATCCTGCTCAGGAATTGCAGCTAAAAATGGAGAAGCTAAACTACCATTTTCACCTGTAAGCTTAGGAATTTCTTCCTGAACTTCAGGCTCATTTTGCGGCAAATCAAGGCTGGGTATCTGTAGGCTCAGGTCCGACATCTTGCATACCTCCATTGATTAGTTGATCTTGCATTTGCATTTGCTTGTGCATTGTATAGTGATAAACAATCAGATCCTTGATTGCAGGATCTTCAATTAATTCATATTCTTGACTCTTCAAGAAGAGTCCGTGTTCATATTCATGTACTTGATGGTTATCCCAAATATTTACAGGCATAGGCTGAGGCATTTGCTGCCCAGTTTCAGGATCAACTCCCATAACTGTACCTCTGCCCGTAGACATGAGATAGTTTTCTCTTTGTGCTGCTTTTGAATCAACCTGAAGTTCTTCATACAGGCGATTAGTTTCATTCATTTGCAGGTAACGCAGACCTTTTTCGGGAGGAATAATCCCTAATTTCATCAGTTCAGTGATGAATGCTTGTCTTGCAGCAGCAGACTTAGGAGCCATAGATCCAGATTCAATACGAATATCCGTAGAGAACTTAAAGTTCTTAGTCTTAAACTGCTCTGCTTCAATTGTATTGTTTCTTGATACAATCTCGACTATTTCATCCTGAGAAATAAATTCATGAACCAAAGCAAGCAATTGCTTACCGATTTCAACAGTAGCATCCTCAATTGATGCCACTGTATGATAAAGTCTCGAATCGTTTTCTTCTTGTAGATACGCAATTGCGGAAGCAGCCTCAATCCCAGGAGGAGTTCTGCCTTTAGAGATTTCAGTTTGGCCACTAAGTTCATCCATATCTCTAAGAGTACGGTCTAATTCTTGCAACACATAACCCGGAAGAGGTTGTAATTCCGAAGGACGAGGGTATTCAAATCCGGGATTAATAGGAATGTACTGACCGGGCTCGTTAGTTACTTTAGAAGGATCTAAAGAACCTTTAACATAGTGCATCTGCGGACGAGCCATTTTATTCTTGGCTTCCACAATCTGGCTACGAGTCTTATTATACTCTACCTGTAAGGGAATAAGATCCTCAATTACAGATGACGCATAAAATCTACCTGCTGGGATATGATCTATCTTAACAAAAGGATAGCGACCATGACTAAAAGGATAATCAGCAGGCGACCATTGGGGTCGTTCAAGTAACATTCCCTCCATAGGCATAATTTCTTCGCCCGTAAGTGGATCAATCTCAGGAATAACAGGATCTTTATGTACGTGCAGCAATTGATCGCCAACGATAACTAACATAGCCCCGTTAGGATAATTCTTACAGGGCATAACCCAAATCTCTTTGACGAAGCACATATCTTTTGCTATAGATGTCTCAGAAGTTCTAATACCTAAAGCGTTATTAAATTTAGCTTCAAAAGGGGCAGCCGATACAGAAGTATCTGCGTCGATCTTTATGTTATATGTAGCTTCTACTGTTTCTACAGGCATTGCCCGCCCATGGATAACATAAGGCTGCTTTTCAACAGTCTCTTCTTGAATCAAGGGAATATACATAGTAAACGGAGTAAGTGCGTCTAACATAATAGACGTTTTACCGTTAGTTGCACCTGTATACATCTTCTTAAAAGAAGAACCACACAGAATCATCCAGAACGTAGTACGTCTACGAACAGCATTATATTTCAACTCTTGCATGTAGTATTCAATAATGGACTCACCAATTTTAGCAGCTGCCACATCAGTAGGTTCTACTGTAGCGGGAACTGCGTAAAACTGAGGCTCAGATTTAGTGAGCTTAGTTAATTCCATACGAATAACAGGCTTAATCTTGTTAGCTGTAATTCTCACTCTGTTTTTAGGAACAGCAGGCTCAGTTAATCTTTGATTAGCTAAGGTTGCCCCACTAGGAGCCCAGGTCACATATTGTTTGCCGAAGTAGAATGCTAAGTTAACTAGCCACTGTCGCTCAAAAGGCTCACGAAGGCTCTTACACTTATCGAACTGTTGGTTCCAATAAGCTACTTCTCTTTTAACCTCAGGCGTCTGTGTCAATGAGTTCATTTAGATCTAATTCTTTCTCTACTTCGTCAAATAAGAACTCAGGACTAACATTAACGTAATCTTGTTCTGGAATTTCAGGTTCCATAAGATCTTCTACATCATAAGTGCTAATAAACATACCATCAACACTTAAAGATTCAGGACTATAACCTGAGGGAATAATCTGGGTTGCCTGATTTTGCAGGAGTTCTTGGATCTGCTTTGCTTGCTGTTCCAACAAATCCATCTGCCTTAACAACATCGTCTGTAGAAATTCCTGGTCCACTTAAATCCTCCAATAATCTAACGTTCTCATCATAGCGTAATTCTAAAGCAGTCAGGTCTAGAGTGGTGGTTTTCTTAACCCACTCATAGAAAGCAGCTCTCTTTTTTACAATAGTTGCGCCCTGAGAAGCCATAAAGTTGTTATGGCTCAACAAGTCATGCACTTCTTCTAAAGTCTTAAACTCTTTAGCTGCTGCTGCAATATCCTTTAAGCAGCAGTTACACAGATAGATAGTGCCTTCCCATTCAAAAGACATACCTGTATCTACAAAATACTCCCTACCTGAACCCGATCCTACTCGGCATCGAGCACAGATATTTGGAGTGTTTGCTGGAATATTATCTCTAGTTGATGGTCTCATTACCAATCACTTCCTAAAATAGAATGTTGAGGATTACTGTCTATCTGATTGTTTCCCCAGTTAGGAATTAAATCAGGGTCTCTGAAATCATCGGAGTTAATACTTACAGGGCTGTTTAGAATGTTACCTACCCTGAGAGTTTCTTCTCCAGGCAATTGAGGACGAGAAACAACCCCATAACGTAGAGCGTCACAAGCGTGATCGTCTTTCTTTAATGGAGTTTCTTTAAGACTATGCTTAACCGTCATCTTAGAAGTAGAATATTTATCCCACCTGTAACGGTTAATTTCCCATCTCAGATTAGTACAGTTCTTTGCAATGTACAATTGCTTGTTCTTAAGTCTTGAAGAAACCCGGTTAATCCCTGCAACAACATCATTGTTAGCCAATGACATATACAGGCCATGCTCCCCATACTCTTGATAAATAGACCCTCCACCAATAGGATCTTTATTCCTGATGGAAGGGTCTGCGACTATGTAGTGTAATTTGTCTTGAATCTTAAGCTCACGAATTCTAGATAGAATAGCCTGAGCATTTTCTTTAACTAGCCTGTTAGTTTCGTAGTACTCATCATAGATAATGATTCTACCTTCAGTATCGAAAGCACCTAATAGAAATGCAGTAGGGTTTCTATAACCGTGGTCTAACATGCCAAAATGACCCCAACCGTCAAGTAAGGGCCACCTATCCGAATCAACATAAGGATCTACGAAGGTAGTATCCGCTAATACAGAACCATAAATGGTTCCTGTATAGGTCATGTACTTACCGTGTAAACGAGCTTCTTTTTGCTCGTCAGTCATACCAGAAGTTAAGATTTCAATTTCAGCAGAGTTAACATAAGAGTTCTGAGAAGTAGAAACCTCAAACACTTCAATGTTAGGATCAGATTGTGTAATACCTGGAGTATAAATTCTATCTAAAGTCCAGGACATATCAATAAGTGGAGTCATAGTCATCCACCAGTCACCACTAACGTCAATAAGACGTGCAAGACATTCGTTAAAGATATCCTCAGGTGGTTCTTCATCGAACCAAACAAAGTGCCGAGAAGTACCAGCAAACTTATCTACGTCCTGATCGTAAGACATGAACTCTAATGTGGAACCATTTTCAAGAGTAAGAGTCTTATCTCCTTTTTGATACGATGCTTCCCATGATCCATTAATTAACATAGACGGAGGAATCCATCTAGCAATCTCAGGCATCATGATTTTATTCACACCGTTATCGAAGTCAACTCCTACTGCTCTACCACGAATAGGAATACGATGCTTAGTGTAATTTTCATGTAAACCAGTTAATCTCTTAACTGCTTCTGCTGCACCCGCAACTGTTTTACCTGAGCGGTTACCTCCAATCAACAATCTTCCTCGTGAGAAAGACTTATGAAAATCAATTTGATAGTCCTGAGCTTTATATCCAAAAATAGAGGGACGAATAGAAGTTCGACGCAAGGCTGAACTTAATTCATTCCTTAACTCTACTAGAGTAGGCGGTGAAGCAACTCTTGCCATTACACCCTCGGAAGTTCGGTCCTAGGGTAACCTAAGAAAATACCGGCCCATTTCTTTACAGTAGAGTTACTCGCAGCTAGTTCAATTCCTCTAAACGCTACGTACCAAACACCTGAAATTAGAAAAGTAACTCCTGTAAAAACAACCTCTTGAGATAAAGCAGTAATCTCACGAGCAAGTAGCCACTGAATAACGAGAGCAGCAGCTGGAGGTACCAAGCTGGTGCGAATAAATGAAATACCCAGTTCTTTAAGGTTCGACATGAGGTAAAATTAATCCTTCCTTGTGCTCATTAATTAATACTTTTTCGTACAACTTTAAGAATTCTTCTTTATCTGCTATCCTAAGACTTTCTAAGGTGTAAACCTTACCTTTAATGATAAGAACATCAGCCTTCATAGTGTCTTGAGTTTTACTAATCTTTTCTAGAACGGCCATTTGCTCAGCACGTTCTACAGCTGCCACATCTCTTTGATCTACAGCTTTCTGATGTTGTTTGGTATTTCTGTTATCCATTCTTTTAATTTGAAATGGAATTAGGCCCGCCGTCAGTAATAACACTAATGACGAAACCAATCCTAATATTAAAGTTTCAGCAGAAACAAGCATTTATTTGCTCTCTACCCCTTAAAAGATTTCATTCTTAAGGCTTTTGTAGAACTTGCAGCACTTTTATCAAGTCTACGCCTTGCGGCATCAGCATACTTTGTCTTAGGTAGTTTATCTGGCCCCGGATTAGTAGGCCCGACTGAGCCAGTCTTAGGTAGTTCCATTTTTCCAGGACGCTGACGAAAAGAATGAGTGCTTTCTCTTAAATCAACAATATTTTTTGAGTCGGTATCACGAATCTCTGTATTAGGAGTCCCAGAAATTCTCGATACAGAAGAAGGATTAGGAGTCTTAATTGCTCCAGTATTTTTTCCTTTAATCTTATCCACGTGAACCACACTTCCATCCTGTTGCGTTAATAAAACCGGCTAAGTTATTTGCTACTTCTGAACGAATGTAATCCATTTGTCTTATACGTGCTTTTCCGGGGCAGGTTTTCCCCGCAACATTAGTCCAATCATTAGGGAAAAGAACGTGATGACCGATACCACTATCATTCCAGCTTGGAGGAGCGGTACAGAGAATACCATAGCAAACGGATAAGCAAGTAAGAGCGTTAATAATAGAACGTGACTGCTCAACACTCCAAGGAGTAAAATCCAAAGAAGCATATCCGTTGTCTTGCGTTTCAAATGCAATTGCACCATAGCGTGTAGAATCTCCCGAAATATAAAAGCTGTTAGCTTTATAGTTACAGTCTGCTCTTCTATTCAAAGGCTGCAAGTTAGCAATAACCCCATCCATTTGAACATCAAAGTGCATCTCTAAAGAAATGTCTGTACGTAAAATGTACCTCCATAAACTTTGCCACGCCGTTCTTACAGGCCCAGCATTAGTATGGAGAATAGCCATTCTAGGATGAATAATCGGTTGAGAGAAAGCCTCTGGAATCCACGTTGGTCCATATACAACTTTTGGCCCTGTGAGGATGTGATTTCCAGTTTCGTCGACAGAGATAGAATAACCTGCGGTTATAAACTTTAGAATATCTTCCCATGTCGTACCGTCCTTCACTCTGTTTAGTAAAACGGGATGAGGTTTAGTTACCATCTGTAAGTTCCTTTACGGTTAAAACGCTGTCAAATTCATCTGCAATTTTAGAAAGTTCTTCTGGAGTAACGTATTGACTAAGTACTTCCATCAAGCGCCCGAGGAGAAAAGCAATGTTAATTAAGTTATCAGAAGCAGGCCGGTACTTCCCGGAGTACTCCATGTAATACTTAATACTTTGTAAATCCCCGGCTTCAACGTTCTTACCTAAAGCAAGTTTTGCACTACTTTCGATCCCACCAAAAGCAAGATCCAACTTCTTTTCAAAATAGATTTTATGAGCAGGAATCGTCAATAACGCCTGCCACTGTTTTGTACTTAGACCTAACTGCTTTAGTTTCGCCGCCGTTGCTCTTTTATCGGCTGTGTCACAGATAATACTACACGCTACTGTGAAAACAGGGTCCAATTCAAATTCCGGACCGCGATCCTTTACAGGGGAAGTAGTTTTAAGTGGTTTCAGTTTGATACCGAGCCGATTTTCTAAAGGCTCAGAAATACTGTCGTAGTAGTTTTCGTACTCCCGTGAAGAGAGATTAAAGCGATTGCGAACTTCTTCCTTAGTAGGAATCTTAGACTCTAACCAGAACCTAGCTTCGTAAAAAGTGATGATCTGATTCTGTAGGTCTTGATCGTTTTCAATCTCTAAGTCTGGAATATCCAAAGTGTTAGAAGAGGGTAAACCCAGATCAATATTGAGAAGTGGGTTAGTCATGTGTAGAGTATGCGTTAAAAAAAGAGTTTTGTCAAGTAGTTAGATTGTGCGCTCAAACTTTATAAAAATTTTTGTAACCGAATAAGGATCGCAGGCTCATTGGATTGTACCGGTACCTTTCCGCGATCAACCTACCCCCAGTACATACGTTCGATATAAGTGTTTAGTACACACCATGAATTGTTATGCAGGGGTATGTATTTTAATTCCTGGTACGACTGTACCGGGTATGCCCATAAATAAACTTGAAATACTTTCCCAATAATGGTGCGCGCCCATGATTCCGCTGATAGTCTGATCTTGCAAGTCCGGCCGCCCACCTCACCAACGGGCACGCTCCATGACAATCGAAGATCATGCAAGAAACATGGCGCTAGCTATGTCTCATATGCCTGGTGCCGATTCCGTCGGCTACGGCATTAACGACTAAGGGTTTACCCTCAGACAATCAATTGATTGGCAGAATCTCGGGAGACTAGCTAACAATGCCATGAGTACAAACCAACTACTACACCTTGAAAGGGTGCATCAACATGGCAAGTAACAAGGAAGTCACAATGGCAAGCAAGCTAGCTCAGCTGGAGACGATGGTAAACGAATCGTTTGCGGCGAAAGACGAGGCGAAAGTCTTGCAAGTACAGAAGGCTATCGTCAAGGTCAGTGAGAAGATCGGAAAGATCCGGGCACAATTCGACCGATGCGTAGATCTCGCTCCTCAGTTCGGAGTCAAGGAAGATGGAGAATCATTCTTCCCTAATGTTGTCCGAATTCGCAAGCACTCGGATACTGTCGGGCGGCCGAAGTCAATCAAGCCGGTCGATACCTCACTTGATTTCTAGTTGAGTGAGAGCCTAGGGGATTTATCCCCTAGGTTCGATTCCTAACTAGAAAGGGTAAGAACATGAGATACCTGAATTCGGCACAAGCTGCAAGGCTAGATCAATTGATAGATGAAATCGAACAACGGGAGACCATCATGGCAATGCTTGAACGCTACGCTATCGAATCAAACCCCTATCCGTTGGACTGGGCCGAAACAATCGAAGCCGGTCTAACCCGGTAGGACAATACCCCCTAGCCTTTAGGCTAGGGGGTATTTCTTTGTGCGAGTTTACGAGCGTCGCATTATTATTATTATTATTAACCTCGATTATTTACCATATTTGCTAGCATTGTGTCGCATTATTATTATTGTTGGCCACTTACTCCCATTAGCACCCATGTCTATACCCATGTAGGAGCGTCTAACTCTAAGGTGGGGTCCACTAGGTGCTTATGAGATTATGGGCGTCTACACCCCTATACAGGGGATTGAGAGACTTATTACCTTATATGTGCTTTGCCGGTTCTCTTATTTGCTAGAATTATAGATGAGTCAATAAAGTTTAGCAATTACTAAATTCTCACTATGCTTGGGGATAAGGGGGTGTGAGGGTGGGGATAAGTGGGTTAATCGCATTCTCCGTATTCGTTCTGGGTTAATCTTTAGGACTACGTCCGATTAACCCAGAATACCTATTTTTGACTATCAATCCAGTTACAATGTTATGTACCAATGTTTCAGCCCTCTTACCCCCTCTGACCTGGCCTTATTCACCCACACTGTTACACCACCCCCTCTGACCTGCATAGTTACAACAGGCAAATAAAACTAAAGCGTCTAAAATAACACCAAAAAGCTTAGGATCGTAACCAAAACTTTTAATTTTACCCTAACTTTTGACCCTATTAGAAAGCCACCGGCCCTCTCTAGAAAATTAAGCTATTTAAACCTCGATCTCATACCTAACCTACATAAATGCTAGATTGAAGTATCAAGCATTGTATAGTCCACTGGTATGGGGATATGGTACAATAGACTATCCACCGAATTAGGAGTCAGATGAAAGACACTTACGAGAAATATCTTAACTATATCCGATTTCATCCCGATGCTACCTATGATGACATACAACGAGCATTAGGATTAAGTAGACAAACAATCTATAGACATAAGAGAAAGGTTAAGGAGCAAGGAGATTACTTACATCATGTAGGTATATATGCTTTGCCTCCGACAATTCTACATAAGAAGTTACCTCCCCCTGAATATAAGTACGTTCATCTCGCAGCTTACTTAGCTAAGTTTAATAACGAAGATATAGTACCTCCTTGGAATTTAACTAAGGGTGAGATTATGTTTGCTATCCGTAAGCAATTGAATACTAGAGTTGAGTTAGCTATTGATCTAGTATATGGCACACAAGATAAACTTGCACTATATGCCCTATATCAAGGCGAGGTCGCAGGATTCAAAGATTGCATCGGCACATTAACAGTACCCACTAACTACCTGTAAAGGATTAAGAACAATGAGAGTAAGAATTAATGATGACACAGTAACACTATATAAAGGAATGGAGGGGACAGTAGTTTCCTCCTATACCGTGTATAGAGTACGAATCGACA